ACACGCCTGCGACCAGTTGTTTTCTTAATAATCCTTGTCGCCGCAAAAGGTAGCCAATAACGCATGGCCATATTGACCACTTGCGCATCAGTCTTATTTGCATCATGACCGGTTTTCGCTATCCTGACGCATCGACACCGACCACCCAGTTTTTCAGGTAGCCGCTCCCGAGTACGTGGAAGCTGCCGAGGACATCCTCGCCGAGCGCATCGTCCGGCGCTGGAAGCAGCACGCGGATCTGTCGCGCGCGCAGGCCATCGACATCGTGAAGGGCGAGTACGTACGTTTTCAGATGGAACGCGAAGCGCGCGACCTTGACCACTACAGCTACGCTAAGGGAATTTCCGCCGTCCTAGCCTACATCGCCGACAGCGCAACCCCGATGGTCGAGCTTGATGCGGTCGCCTACTGCTACGGGCTAATTGGTAGAGCCGAAGAGTCCATGGACCAGATCGCCAAACGCCACCGCATCTCGAAGCAGGCATTTTCCAAGAAGGTCGAGAAAACGCTGGAGAGCTTTCACCTCAAACCCAAGCACGGGATGCGGCCACAACCGCAGAGGAAGATTTATGAATCCGTGCACCACGCCAAGTGGGAGCACATCGAACAAGACGCACCTAAACAATGACCAGCTACATCACAATCGACCCAGGGGTAAATGGCGGCATCGCGTGGGACGGCGCCGCGCTCGCATCCTGCATGGGGATGCCGGGCAGCGACACCGAGATCGCGGAGGAAATTGAGAGGATTGCTGACGTGAGGGGAGCACTTCAATGCATACGCCCCGGCATTAAGTGCATCATCGAGGACGTTCCCAAGTTTGTAGGCAGGGCGCTACCGGGATCGACCATCTTCCCGCTCGCGTTCAATTGCGGGCTGGTACGCGGGATCGCGGTATCGCTCCGGATGCCGGTCATTCTGGTCAGGCCGCAGGACTGGCAAAAGCATTTTCGTCTTGGCACCAAAGGGGACACTGCCGGGACCACCGAGTGGAAGAACAAGCTCAAGGCCGAAGCGCAGCGGCGATATCCACACCTCAAGGTCACACTTAAAACAGCGGATGCGCTTCTGCTGTTGGCCTACGCACAGGAAAAACAACTCTAATCACTATGTTCACACCAATCAAACTTGAAACTAGGAAGAACGTCTCTCACTTTAAGGGGATGCAAGTCGGCGAAGTGCGAGAGCTTGCCGCTAAGTCACGGGCTCAAGCGGTCGCAACGCTGCGCTTCCGCATGAGAAAGTACGTGCACGAGATCTACACACTCGATGACTCATCCATGCCATTCCGTTTCCGCCGCGACGCCTGATGCAACTAGCACTACCTAATTTTGACACGTTCAGCCAAAAAGAGCTGGAGGACTTTGCGTCGGTCGAGCTTTCCATGATGCGGGAGGAGGCACAGACCGCATCGACGATCAGCCAGACCGCATTCCAGCGCGCTTGGAAAGTCGGCAAGGCGTGCGTGAAGCTCAAGGAAGCAGTGAGCGAAGACGACTGGGAAGCATACGCGACCCAGCACGTCGGCGCCGGCGACTACTACGCGGTTTATCGCTGTATGCGCCTCGCGCGGATGTCTCCGGACAAGCCACCGCTGCAAAAGACCGGGAGCAGCCAGTACAAGCAACTCCAGATTGCGATGGGGCTTGAGTCCGCGCCAAAGACGACGCCGCGCAAGACGGACGTTCTGAAATTTCAGAACCTGATGGCTTCTCTGGGCTGCATCAAGCGGTGGTGGCGTGAGGGGCACGTCATCGAGACGCTTGATGCGGAGATGATCGCCGAGATCCTCGAAGACATGCAATTCTTACAAGAAATCTATGAGACACTCCAAAAGCAGATTCCCGAAGCCGCCGACACCGCCGCAAGTGGATAGAGAGATCATGCTGGGCGAGGTGCCGCAGCGGATGCAGCAGACCATGGACGTGTCGAGAGAGACGGTCGCTGACTCGCAGGAACGACTCGGTGACACTGGCGTGCTCTTACGTGAGTGGATTGAGTGGTGCGAGAGCACTGGCCGCGCGGCACATGCTGCGGATCTGATCGAGCGCAGCCGCGCGGAGATGCGCAATCAATAAGAGTATGGATTGCGAGCCATTCACTCTTGAGGTCAAAGACCAGACGCCTGCGGTCGTTACTGCTCCAGCATACGGCACGCTGGATATACGCCGCGCCGATTGCATGGAGATGATGGCGGAGTTTCCGGATGGTTACTTTGATCTGGCTATAGTTGATCCGCCTTATGGGATTGAAATCGTTTCTCAGTTTACCAAAGCGACTCAAAGCAGCACTTCCATGATGCGCAAAATGAACGGCATAACAGGAAGCGAATGGGATAGCGTGACACCCTGCGGCGAATACTTTACACAACTTCGCAGAGTCTCAAAAAATCAGATTATCTGGGGAGGTAATTATTTTCTTGAGCACTTAACATCAACGCGGTGTTTTTTGTCGTGGGATAAAATGAACGGCACAAACAATATGGCCGATTTTGAACTAGCTTGGACATCTTTTGATAAATCATGCAGACGTTTTGCCATGCACCATTTCAGCGCGGGGTATAATGAAAAAATTCACCCAACCCAAAAGCCGGTTGCACTCTACCAGTGGATTCTTGCCAACTACGCCAAGCCGCGCCAGCGCATCCTAGACACGCACCTAGGATCAGGATCACACGCAATCGCCTGCTATTATGCGGGAATGCACCTAACCGCTTGCGAGATCGACGAGGATTACTTCAAGGCGGCGGCTGAACGCATCGAGCGCGAAACAGCGCAGACGGTTTTATTCTGATCACAATGAACACTACCGACGAGGACACCCAGAAAAAGCTGCAAGACTTGCTCGCGCGGGTCGCTGCCGGCCATCCATTGTCCTATGCGGAGACCGAGTTTTTGAAGAACCAAAGCACAGAGACGGGATACAAAACACTCAAAGATGTCGCTGCTTTTTTTGGAATCACACAGGGAGCTTTGCGTCGATGGGAAGAAAAGTATCCGGACGCGTTTGAGAAAGGTTCAAGCGGCTACAACATTGAGAAGATCAAGGCCGCAAGGCAGCAGTTTCTGGCCAGCGGTAAATACGCGCGGCTAAACGATGGCGACACGATCAACGTGGAAGGCGTGCAGGATGTCGCATCGCTCAAGGCGCGCAAAATCCATCTAGAGTGCCAGAAGCTGGCCACCCAGATCGAGATTCTACAGGCGAAGTACGTGTCCGTCGATGAGGTGTTGGCGCAGGTACGGGCGGTCATGTATGCCATCAAGGAAAAGATCAAACGCATCCCGCCGGAGATGGCTTACGAGGTGAGCGGCGTGTCACCGGCGGAGGCAGAGGAGCGGCTTTTGACCTGCATCGACAAGATCCTGCGGGAGATGGAGCACGAGGATTACATCAAGATTGAAGAGCAGCTCAAAGCGAAAAAGGTGGACGTTGAAATGATGGAAGTCGAGATCGCGCCGGCTGAGCCAGAGAAGCGAGGGAGACCGCGCAAAAGCTAATGGCGTTCTCGATCTACCCACTAATGGCGGAGGTTTGGCGGCCAACGCCGAAGCTGCCGGTGGACGAGTGGCTGCGGACGCACGTGCGGTTTGAGCGCGGGCCCATCCTTGGGTCGTTCGATGTGCGAAATTCGCCGTGGATTAAGGCGCCGCTTGAGGAATTGCGGAACCATGAGACGCGGGAGATCATCTGCGCGTGCTCGGTGCAGAGTGCCAAGACCGCGCTGGCCGAGGGCGCCATGCTCTACTTAATCGCGGAAGAGGGCGGCGACATGTGTCTCTACCTGCAAACCGACGAGCACGCCGACGAGTTCTTGGACACCCGTTTCAAACACAGGATTCTCGATTGCAAGCCGGTTCGCGCGATGCTTAACAAGGGGGACAAGAGCATCCAGAAGCGGACCGTGGCGTTCGCGCATATGACCCAATATGTGATGGGCGCCAGCAACATCCACAACTTACAGAGCAAGGCCGCGCGCTACGTCATCGGGGACGAAGCCGCATACTGGACGCATGGCCACATCGACGAGTCACGTAAGCGGACAACCTCGTTCGATGCGCGCAACTCCAAGCGGATCTACGTGAGTACGCCGATGAACAACAGCGGCGAGTTTTACGAGAGCTTTACCGCCGGGTCATGCAGTGAGTGGCACGTTGCTTGTCCTGCGTGCGGCGAGAAGTGGCCGATGGTGCTCGGGCAGCTTAAGTGGGACGGCGAAGGCGCCAAGCTGGCCGACGGCAAATACGACCTCGCGCGCATCAAAAACACGGTGCGTTACGAGTGCCCTTCCTGCAAAGCACACCTCAAGGACGAGCCGCAGGTGCGCCGGCAGATTGCGAACAGCGGGTTCTACCAAAACCAAAACTCTGCGCCTGACCCGCGCGTGAAGTCGTACCACTGGAACGCTCTTACCGTGCCATGGGTCGCGTGGGACACGATCGCCAGCGAGTTTCTCAAGGCCGAACACGCGCGGAAATTGGGTGATTACTCGCCATTGGCAGAGTTTGTGCGCAAGCGGTTGGGTGAGTTCTGGGATATGCGGGAGTTTCAGTCCGAAGAGGTCAATTTGTCCGGCGGTTTTGCGATGGAGGAGCCGTGGGACCAAGAGTTCAGGCGTTACATGACCGTGGACGTTCAACGCGACTATTTCCGCGTCATCGTGCGGTTGTGGGCACAAAATGGCGAATCGCGTCTGTTTTACGCGGGCGAACTGCATACATGGGCGCAACTGGCCGACTTGCAGAAAAGATTGGAGATTACCGACAGGCGCGTGTTCGTCGATTGCGGGTTTGAGCGGTACCAGGGTGAGGTCTACCGCCAGTGTGCGGCGAATAACTGGATCGCGCTTAAGGGCGACAAGGCGCAGTTTTTCACGTGGACATTGCTGGACAAGCGGACAGGCCGGAGCAGGTCGGTCAAACGTCCTTATTCACAGATCCAACACGTCGATTCCGGCGTGGGGCTTGCAAGATCCAAGGTGCGCAACGCTCGACAGGCTGACTTATGCGACCGCATCGTGTGGTCGAGCGACTACATCAAGCTGGTATTGCATCGCCTGCGCGCAGGCCAGGGCGCATCGTGGCAGATCGCGCACAATGCGCCGAAGTGGTACTTCAAGGAGATTCAGAACGAGGTGTTTGTCACCGAAAAGGACAAGCGGACAGGCAAGAACAAGACCTTTTTCAAGAAGTTGGGCGAAAACCACTCGTTCGACGCGGAGGCAATGCAGGTTCTGGCCGCCTGCATTGAAAAAATCATCGGTCAGGCCGAAATCATCACAAACGACGTGGAGGCTGTCAACGCTTGACAGACAGGATGACTTTATGGGCGGACCTTCGATTTTACGGTATGCTTCTCTGCAATTTTGCGAGACGCTTTACGATCAGTGCTTATCCGCGCTGACCGAAGGACAAGGCACCATCGTGATCAGTACATCGGGGGGCGGTGAGTCCGAGACTCGCGCATCTGGATCGGATGGCGGCATTCCCGTGATGACTTTGATGCGGGCTGTGATGCGGAGGATGCACCAGCTCGACCCGGTAAAGTATCCGGGTATCTCCAACCGCCTCAAACCTGACTTTTCAACCTTTCCGCTATGAGTTTTATCGAACAAACGATCAGGTTTTTCAGTCCAGCAACCGCCTTGCAACGCCAGCGCGCAAAAGCGCAGCTCGAAGCGGGCGACAAGGTGGGGTATTGGCGCGTTGGGGCGCAGTCATCGACGAATCGCCGGGCGAGTGGTCAAGCACTTGACCAGCCAGATTCCAGCCGCAACCACACCGACCGGGTGACGCTGATCAGAGAGGCGCGGTGGCTGGAAGAGAACAGCAGTGTGGTCAAAAGCATCCTGCGCAAATACAGGACGTTCTCGGTGGGTCGATTGCAGTACGTGCCACGCACCAGCTCCGAAGAAGCCAACAGAGCGATCACGGCCTATGTCGAGCGATGGATGGCAAGCTGCGACCTGACCCGGCGCCACCATTTTCGGGTGCTGGCGGGGCTCGGCGTCACTTCGATGAAGCGTGACGGTGACATCGGCTACATCGTGTCCGAAGTGCCGATGACGCAGCTCGACGAGATGCTGAAAATTAGTCCGATCCGGTTACAGGCCATCGAGGCTGACCGAATTGGCTCAATTCCAAACCGCAACGGGACGGATGGCAAACCATTCAGGCCGCTTAAAAAGGGCGAGCAGGATTTTTCCGGCGTCGTCATCGACTCGACGGGCAGGCCGATCCGTTACCGGATCTACAATCGCAGCCTGACCGGCGAATCAATGATGCCTGCTCTGGAGGTGCCAGCGCAGGAGTTCTTACACTTGTTCGACCCCACCCGGCTTGATTCTTACCGAGGCTTTTCCGCATTCGACGCAGCCATCACTGACATCAAGGATCTGCAAGAGATCCTCGCATGTGAGAAAATCTCAGTGAAGTATTTGTCCTCGATCAGCGGTGTCATCAACAACGCAGACGGCAGCGCAGACCAGGACGTTTCGCTCGATACGACGCACAGCGACTACATGAGCGATGCTGATCGCATGAAGAAGGTCGAGCCGGGTGCCATTCAGTATCTCGCCGAGGGCGAATCGTTTAACCCCGTTGATTTTAACCGCCCGTCACCAACGTTTAACGGGTTCTTGGATACGCTCGTTCGCTCAACCGGCCTAGCCGTCGGGCTGCCTTACGGATTTATCTACTCATGGGCAGGCCAGGGGACAGCGGTGCGGATGGAAGCGGCGCAGGCCGCGCGGGAGTTTGAAATGACCCAGCTAACGCTGGAGGAGAAGCTGCTTTACCCAATCGTGATCCGCGTCATTGCTCGCGGCATCCAGCTCGGGCACTTGCCGGCTGTCGCGGACTTTGACGCCGGCGAGTGGCGCTTTCCAGCTAAGGTCACAGCCGACATCGGTCGCGAATCGAAGGCGCTCATCGACGAGACCATGGCCGGGATTATCAGCAAGACGCAGATTGCGGCGGATCGCGGTGAGGATCGCAACATCATCCGCAGTCTGCTTCGCGCGGAGGCGATGGAGCTTGTCGAAGATGCGAAGATGGTGCAAGACGCATCCGGCGGCGTGCTGGATCTGCCAACCGCCATCTACATGCTGGAGCGGCGGGCTCCGAATGCGCCGGCTATCCCGGCGCCAGCGGCTGCGCCTGCGGAGGATGTGCCAGAAGTCGAGGATGAAGAGTCGCCAGAGGACGAGGCCGAAGATATTGCCGAGGATGAGGCAGAGGCTGGTAGCACTGATTGACATCGGGGCGGCCAGTATGCTCGTCAAAGAAGAGATTCAGACATTCGCAGCTTTTCAGGGGAAAGTTTCAGGAAACACCATCATGGGTGTTTCCTTGATTCAGGAAGGCCCGGCGCTGGGTCATGGGGTGTTTGTGGACAAGCGTTCGCTCAACAAGTTTAAGTCGCTTGCAATCGAGAAGGGCCGGGTGAAGGCAAAGCTCAACCACTTCTCTTCCGTCGAGGATACCGTCGGGTATTACGAAAACTTTCGGGTAAGCAAAGGCAAGCTCCTAGCCGACCTAACCTTGTTTGACGCGCACAGCGGCAAGGAAATGCTGCTAGAGATGATCAACGAAATTCCATCCGCTTTTGGCGTCTCCTTAATGTTTGCAGCGGATGCGCCAGAGTTGGACAAGGAGAGCGGCAACTACATGACCCGCCCACGCGGCTTGTACTCGGCAGACTTTGTGGACACACCCGCAGCCAATGCTGATGGAGTGTTTTCGGCTGATCAGATTGACAGTGACGAAGATGTTATGCCAATTGACCCACCGGCGCCTGCGCCAGAACCTCAAGTTGATTTCTCCGCCATCATCGCGGAGCAGTTCTCCGCCTTTGCCGCTAAGTTCGACGAAGTGGCCGCGCAGTTTGCCGCAGACAACGCCAAGGTTCTCGCTGAGTGCGAGGCGCTCAAGGCCGACCTAAAAGCTTTGCAGGCAGGCAGCAGCGACATTGAGTTGCAAGCTCGCCTCGCCGCCGCAGCTCCCGCTCCTGCTGCGTTTGCCGCTCCGATCAACGAGCCAGAGGTCAAGGTGCCAGCCATCTCCTACCACGAAGCCAAAAACCAAGCAATCGGAACGGCCACCGGCCTCGATCGCTTAAAAGCGGTTCGTGCGTTTACTGAAAAATTCCCAACCGAAGCGGCCTACGTTTCGGCTAACTCATAACAACTTTCTACAAAGACCATGCCACAGTTTAATCTTCTTGATGTCGCTAAACTCAACGGCTCCGACACCATCGTCGGGCTGATTGAAGAAACGCTGACCTACGCTCCCGAGGTTCAGATTATGCCCGCGCGCACCATTCGCGGCACCAGCTACAAGATCGCTTCTCGCGTCTCGTATCCAGGTGTCGGCTTCCGCGCTGCAAACGAAGGATCGACCCCGAGCAAATCGGAGTTTGAGAATCAACTCATCGAGTGCTACATCCTCAGCGGTGCTGTACAGGCCGACGTTGCGGTCGCTCGCGCTTATGAGGATGGCGAACAAGCTTGGAAAGACATCGAATCCATTGGCGTCATGCGCCAAGCGATGATCGAGCTGGGATCACAAGTCATCTACGGAACCTCCGTTGATGCGAAGGGTTTCCCCGGCTTGCAGGCTATCCACACCGCGTTCAACTCCGGCCTCGTGGTCGATGCAGGCGGAACCACTGCTGCTACTGGCTCTTCGGTATACGGAATCAATACCGATACGCAGGGCGTACAGCTCGTATTCGGCTCCGGCACCACCTTTGAACTGGGCGAATGGCGTATTGAAAACGTCGGCACCTCTTCGGTGTACCCCGCGCACGTTGCTAACTTGACAGCTTGGGTCGGAATGCAAGTCGGCAGCAAGTTTAGCGTGGGCCGCCTCAAAGATGCCACAGCCGAGACGGGTTTCGGTGTCACCGACGCCAAACTGGCTGACTTGCTCAGCAAGTACCCAGTCGGCTATCGGCCAAACTACTGGTTAATGAACCGCCGCTCTGCCTTCCAATTGCAGACGAGCCGCTCTGCCGCTTTTGGCACCATTGGCGCTAAATCCGCCACCGGCGCCGAGGTTTTCGCTCCGTTGCCACTTGAGTCCAACGGGATCCCAATCGTCATTACTGACTCTATCGCCAACGATGAAGTTCTCAGCTAAAATCTAAAGAATCCAAGAACATGCCTAACGAATTTTCTCGAAACATTCAGGACGCCGACCTGACTGTCCCGGCCACCATCCCGGCCACCGCCGTCGATGCGTTTACCACCGACATCAACCTCGGCACCAACAGCAAAGCATTCCTAACGGAAGAGCATGAGCTGGAAATTGCCTTCCCTGCCTTTACGGTAGGGCAGCTCGCCAACGGTGCACTAGTCACAGCGGTTGTCCTTAACGGGGCTGCTGCATCTCCGACCGGCACCGCTCTCGGGATCACGCGCGTTGTGACCGGTGCAGGCGGCGTGGGTGCTGCTGCCACCAGCTTCCGCGTTCGCCTTCCGGCTGCGACGCTTCAGTTCTTGCGCGTCAAGTTCACGCCATCGACCACCGGTGCCGGTGGTGTTGCGACCGTCAGACTGCTGACCTAATTTTCGGTGCTGGGGTGTTTATCGTGGGCGGCTGACAGGCTTTCATGCTTGTCAGCCGCTTTTTTGTATGACCTACGCTCAACGCATCGCCTCCGCGCATGGCCGAATCCGCACCAAGTTCGGGACGGTATCAGACACGGCCATGCTTTACGTCTGGCACAATGGCGCGCAGATCCGGTGCTACGAATCGACGGGACGCAATCAGCGCAATCTTCTCGCCTCGATCGTAGTCAAGGACGAGACGCTGACGGTCAATGCGACCAAAGCAGAGTTCACGACCGTTCCGCAAACAGGCGACGAGGTGAAGTTTGGCACCACGTTGGCGACGGCAGCCACCCTACGCATCGACAGCATCCAGACCAACACGATACGGCCATTCTATGCGCTTGATCTAATTGACCCAAACAAGGAGGCAACAGCAGCATGAGTGCAACAATGACTTTTGACGATGCCGAATTACGGCGTGCGCTTTCGCAATACGGGCAAATGAAGAACAAGACTGATGCCGATGTGGTCAATAAAGCCATGCGGTACTGGCTGCCTTTTGCGGCGAAGCGAATTAGAAAAAAGACGAAGGGTCAAAAAAAAGTCACAAGAGACTTAATGGCTAGAGCCAAAAACCCTAAGAAATCAAACAACTTGGGTCAGTACAATAATACGGTGGCGGCAGCAATTATCTTTGATCGTTTAAAGAAATCAGGTAGGCCGGTTCCAGTCAATATTTTAGAAAAGATCGACAATTTCTTTTACGCTAGAAACAATTCAGTCAATTTTCTGCGCGCTGGATTTATTCCAGCTTATAAACTTTTTAAGGTTCCTCTAAAAACAACCCCAAGTAATCAAACAATTTTCAAAAACAGAAGCCAAGGCAAGCTGGCTACTCAATCGCCGTTTTTTAAGGTTGAAGCGTTTGCTCGCAATGCACGAGAAGGAGCCGTGAAAATCGCTCCTGAAGCGTTTCGTGAAGCTCTTCCAGAAGTGACGGCGATTTTCATCAAGTTCATGAATCAAGATCTGCAAAGAATTGCAAATAGTACAGGCTTCGCGTAATGAACACTTATCCAATCAATCCTAGCGACAGGCTACAACGGCGCATCTGCACTATTCTTACAAATGACCTCATTTCTCTTCCGTTGTTCCTAGGCTTTTCTGCACGCAATGGACGAGAGTTCACGCAGGAGAAATATCCGTTTTTCTCAGTGCAGGCCACAGACAATCAGGAGGTTTTTCCGGGTACCAATGCTTGGCGCGTCGGGATTACTGTTGCCATGGTCGAGGACAGAGAAGAGGCAAACCAGACATTTGGCGGGGACACCCGGCCTCGGCACGAGCTGCGGGCTGAGAATCTGAGTGCGCGACTCTTTGGCGTCTGGAATGGCTTGTCCTTGCCTGATGCGATTAACGCTATCAACAACGGAGAGGATATTTACGTCGTCAAGATGTA